AATTTTTGGATCAAATAGCAATGATTTTACTATTTCTGAATACCACTGGGGTACGATTCCGTGCCCCGCTAATAAACTAATTACGAATCTGCCGATACTCGGCAGTCCATTATCTGTAGCGGTTTCTAAATCTGAAGAAATCCACTTTTCATAAATCCATTCTACTAACATATCTGTATAGTAGCTAAATAAATTCTTTCCTTTTGTAAGTGATATCTTACATTCAGGTATATGTTTCATTGATTCTAAAGTAACTTTAGAAAATGGCTGTAAGATCGTTCCAACATGAAATGATCTAGTAGTTATACCACGTGCTTTAGCACCTGGTTCGTGAATAAAACTTAAATTAGCCACCTGAAATGAACTAGGTGACTTCATATATTCATTTAAAGAATAGAAGAATATGTATTCTCCTATATTTTCTTTACCTGGACGTAAAATCTGTCCAGTTTTATTACCGTTATTTAGATCAATTATATCAACTGACCTATTTTCTCTTATAATTTGCTTTGCAAATTCAAATTTTCCGCCCTTTGACTGAGGGCTTTCTATACATGACGATGTTCCTATATTTATTCTAGGAACCATTTCAACTTTCTTTAAGTCGGCTTCACAAGCGCTTAAAATTAATTTTGCTTTAGCAGAAATCGGAATATCCGGTTCTGTTACTACTCTTTTGAATTTCTCGAATGCAAGATCTTCGATATACTTTCCACCGGAAGCGATGCTTCTAGTCTGACATAGGTTGGCAATTCGATATACGAATTTGCTGTCTTTCTTTAATGATCGCATATATCTGTATATACGATCATAAAATGATAATTCTTGAGGGGCCGTAAACGGTCCGTCAGTAGCTAATGCTTTTTTAAGAAGTTTCATTGTTTTCTTAAATTTTAATTTAAAATGATCCGTCTGATTAATTAAATTAGACAGAATTGATTTTTGAAAATTCCAATAAATATCTGGATTTTCATAGAATAATTCCGGTACTGATAATAGTACCGAAAGCAGGATACCGTCTGTAGAAGATAAAA